TGGAGCATTCATGGTAAAGCGCTTCAGGCTGTTGAAGAAATTCTGAAAAAATCCGAAAAAAATGCAACAGTTGATAGAAATTGATATTTGAAATGTGATATTGTTATTGTAGAAAAATTATACAGATGTCGATTAGCCAGTCGGGTTTTGCTCCTTTCCCCGGCTGGCTTTTATTATGCCATGAAAGAAGGTGATGATTGTGGCAGAAAAGAAATTGACGGCAAAGCAGAAAAGATTCTGTGACGAATATTTGATCGATCTGAACGCGACGCAGGCCGCAATCAGAGCCGGTTACAGCAAAAAGACGGCGCGTGTGATAGGACAGCAAAACTTATCAAAACTTGCCGTAAAAAATTATATAGACGAACGCATGAAAGAAAAGGAAGCTGAACTGATCGCTGCTAGTGATGAAGTGATGCGGTATCTAACATCCGTTCTTCGCGGACAATCACAGTCTGAAGTTGTCGTTGTTGAAAATATCGGTGATTACATGAGCGAAGCGCGGCTTATTCAGAAAGCGCCTGACGAAAAAGAACGCCTGAAAGCCGCCGAGCTGCTCGGCAAGGCGCACCAAATCTTTGTTGATAAAGTGGAGCAGACCGTTGACATGGATTTGAACATCACGGTGGATTACGGTGATAACGAATGAGCAACCGCAGCAAAGGGAACAGAAAGGCGCAAAGGGAAAGACGATATGAGCGCCGGAAGCTGCGTCCGGAAAGGCAGAAAGAAAAGCACCTTCTGATTGACGGCAATTATTCTTTCTATCCTGCTGCTTACTGCAAACACTATCAGGCTTGGCTTACGGTCGGTCTGATGCAAGTCCATAGATGCGCTGAAAGGCAATGCGGACGGCTCGAAAAAGGCGGTGACACCGCTTGAACATATCTGTCAAGATGAATCCCTGCTTCAAGGAAGTTGACCGCAGCGACAAGCGCTATATCGTAATGAAAGGAAGCGCCGGATCAGGAAAGAGTGTTGACACGGCGCAGAATTACATCCTGCGGCTGATGCAGGACAAAGGCCGGAATCTGGTATGCATCCGCAAGTCTGACATAACGAACCGTGACAGCACCTTTGCAGAGCTTACAGGCGCTATATACCGGATGTTTGGCGATCAGGCAGAACGGTATTGGCAAATCAATATGTCCCCTCTGAAGCTCACCTGTAAAGCCAACGGCAACCAGATAATCTTCCGGGGAATGAACGACGACAAGCAGCGAGAAAAGCTGAAGTCAATCACCTTCCAGCGCGGCAAGCTGACGGACGTTTGGTGCGAGGAAGCAACCGAGCTGACACAGGCAGATGTTGAAATCATAGATGACCGTCTGCGCGGCGAGCTGCCGCCCGGACAGTTTTATCAAATCAGGATGACCTTCAATCCCGTGAATAAGAATCACTGGATCAAGAAGGTCTTTTTTGATATTCCCGATCCGAACGTACTGACACACCACAGCACATACCAGATGAACCGCTTCATTGACGAAGCATACCGCGCCAGAATGGAGCGCCGCCGCCTTGTCGATCCCGAAGGCTACAGAATCTATGGTCTTGGTGAATGGGGAGAGATCGGCGGTCTGATCCTTCACAACTGGGAGATCAAAGAAGTCAGCCTGAATCTGAATGATTACGATGATATAGCAATCGGGCAGGACTTCGGTTTTAACCACGCAAACGCAATCCTGCTGTTGGGCATCAAGGACGATGACATTTCCATACTGTCCGAAATATACGTCTTTGAAAAGGACACAGCAGAGATCATCCAGATTGCAGCCGGTATTCCACGGAATAAGCAGATGTGGTGTGATTCCGCAGAGCCTGACCGCATTCAGATGTGGAAGAAAGCAGGATTCCGGGCAAAGGGCGTGGACAAAGGCGGCAGCGCCGGTTCTGTCAAAGCACAGATAGACTGGCTCAAACAGCGGAAAATTTTTGTCCATCCGCATTGCGTGAACACGATAAAAGAGTTGCAGCAATGGAAATGGAAAAAAGATGATAAGTCAGGCGAATATCTTGATGAGCCTGTCCCCTTCCAAGATGACGCAATGGCAGCGTTGCGTTACGGCGTCGAAGGCTGGCGAAAGGTTAAAAGATGGCTGACTTAATCATAGATTTGATAAGTTGAAAGTGAGTGCCACAATATGGACGAATACGGAAGAAGGCTGACCGCCGTGGAAGAACGGTCGAAATCCAACACGCACAGAATTGATGAGCTATACGAGAAGCAGGAAAAAATGAGCGAGACGATTAAGACCGTCGCTGTCATGGCGTCCGAGCAGGCGCACATTAAGGCCGATGTTTCGGAGATAAAAAGCGATGTAAAGAAGCTCATGGGCAGAGACGGCAGGCGCTGGGAAATGGTCGTTGAAAAGGTCATCCTTCTTGCCGTTGCCGCTATGGTCGGCTATGTCCTGCTGAAAATTGGGCTTCAGTAAAAAGGAAGGTGAAAAGCCGTGCTTTCCATTGAGGAAATTAAGAGTTTCATAGACCGGGACGCGAGCAGCGACAAAAAGAAGTTTGCGCGTACCGGCTTACGTTACTACGAAGGCAACCACGACATAAACAATTACAGAATCTTTTACATCGACGCGGACGGCAACCTGAAGGAAGATAAGACGAAATCCAACATCAAGATCAGTCATCCGTTCTTCCGGCTGTTGGTGGATCAACAGGCACAGTATATGCTTTCCGGTCACGGTGGCTTTGTGAAGTCGGATATTCCGGAGCTTCAGACAGAGCTTGACGCCTACTTCAACGAAAATGAAAACTTCGTTGCAGAGCTGTCAGAATTGCTTGTAGGCGCTGTTTCCACAGGATTTGCGTATATGTATGCCTACAAGGACGAAAGCGACAGGACGGCGTTTCAGACGGCTGACAGCATCGGCGTTGTGGAAGTCCGCGAGAAGGAAACCGAAGATAAATGTGCCTATGTCATCTATTGGTACATTGACCGTATCGGCAAGGATAATAAGAAGATCAAGCGCATTCAGGTTTGGGACAAAGCCCAGACCTATTTTTATGTTCAGGAAGATGAAGGCTCAATCGTGAAGGATGATTCTGTCGGCATCAATCCGCGTCCGCATATCATTTTCAAGAAGGACGGCGATGATTCCACCTACTATGAAGATTACGGCGTCATTCCCTTCTTCCGGTTGGACAACGGCAAGAAGCAGATTTCCGGTCTGAAGCCGATCAAAGACCTGATTGATGATTACGACCTCATGAACGCCGGGCTTTCCAACAACATTCAGGACACCAATGAAGCGCTGTATGTTGTGCGCGGTTTTCAAGGGGACAATCTGGATGAGCTTATGGTCAACATCAAGGCCAAGAAGCATATCGGCGTTGACGATGAA